ACTAATACTCAAACACCAACTAATACTAGAACTCCTACTAATACTCAAACACCTACTAATACAGCAACTAATACTCAAACACCAACTAATACTAGAACTCCTACTAATACTCCAAGTAATACACAAACTCCTACTAATACAAGAACACAAACTCCAACAACTACAACTACAACAACATTAACAGCTACTCCAACACAGACACCGACAACTACAACAACACCAACCAATACAGCAACAATCACACCGAGTCCAACAAGGCCTGCGAGTGGAACTACTGAAGCTTTATTTTATTTGAACTCTGTTGTTTCAGCAGGTGGAACTGTTAACTCAACTGCATCTGCTGCGACAATCACATTGTTCACTTCAATTGTGTCCAATGGTTTATGGGATAAATTATATGCGTTCTATCCAACATTGGGTGGAGTTGCAGCATCACATACAATCAACGCTAAATCTCAATCAGGTTTATACAATTTAATATTTCAAGGAGGTTGGACTCATAATTCATCGGGTATGCGAGGTAATGGAACAAATGGATACGCTGATACCAATTTTGTACCTCAGACCATAATTGGAAATGGTGGTACATCATCATTAGGTATTTATGTCAATTTACAAGGGTCTGGAAATAGAATTTATGATATGGGTTGTGGAAATAGTGATACATTAATCACAGCACAATTTACTATAACTGCTAAAAGAAGTTCAGGTACTGGTAATAATACATTGTTTGATTCTGGTGATTTCCCGAATGCTCGTGTATCAACAACTTCTGTATCTACAGCTAATGGTATGACTATTGGTTCAGTTAGAAGTTCAACTGATAGAACTTTATACAAAAATGGAAGTAATGTAGCTACTCAAACAAGTAATATTGCTACAACTTATTCAAGTAGAGGATTATTATTAGCAGCAATGGCTAATGATGCTGGTACTGTTTATTATAATGATAACAGATACGCATTCGTATTCATAGGTTCAGGTTTAACAAATACTGAAATTGTGAATCTATCAAGTATTATAAACTCTTATGAAACTTCATTAGGAAGAAACACTTATTAATATGAAATTCTATTACGATACAGAAGAAGCTCCATACGAGCAAAGTAAAATTGAGGTTATGTTAAAAGAACTTGTGGAGGGATTTGCCTACATAGTTCAAAATAAAGAATTAACAGCCTTTATAACTAAAGAAATTTAAGATGGCAAAAAAGACGATAGAACTTGATTTAGACATCAAGGGGAATATTGAACCGACGATTGCAAACCTTAAGAAGTTAAAACTACAACTTAAGGAAACAGCTGCTGGTTCAGAAGAATTTAAGAAAATCGCTAATGAGATTGATGATTTAGAAGATTCAATCAAAGGTGCTAGAAAAAGTAGTGCTGACTGGATTGATACATTAGAAGCCGCTGGTGGTCCATTAGGAATGTTGGGTGGAGCCTTGAACAGAGCAAAGGTAGCAACAGTATCATTTGGTGCGGCATTAAAAGCTACAGGTATTGGATTGATTGTTGCCGCAGTTGGACTATTGGTTACAGCATTCACAAAGACCGAAGGGTCAATGAAAAAGTTAGAACCTTTATTTATTCAATTAGAAAAAATCTTAGGTGGTTTAGTGGAGGCATTTATGCCCCTAATTGAAGGGTTTGCCGAACTGGCAATGGTTGTATTACCTTATTTAGTTAAAGGTATCACTACATTTTATGGTTCATTAGTTTCATTCTTTACATTAATTAAAGAAGCTGGCGGTGGTGTTGGTAAAATCCTAAAAGGAATATTCACATTAGACACAGATGCAATTTCTCAAGGTTACGAACAACTTAAAGGTAGTTGGGGTAAGACCATTGAAAGATATGACCAGTTCCAAAAAGATTATGACACAGGTTCAAAGAAACTAACAGCGACAGAGAAGAAAAACTTAGAGGAAAGAACAAAAAATCAAGAAGATGCTGACAGAAAAGCAGAGGAAGCTAGAAAGAAATTAGAGGAACAAAGAAAGGCTCAACAAGAAATTATTGATAGAGCAGAATTGGCAAGAGCTAGTGAGTTTGATAAAAAAAGAATTGAGGCAAGAAAAAAATTACAAGAAGATGAAGTAGTTGCAGCAAACAACCATAAGGCATTATTAGCCGCTCGTCAAAACTATGCTATTACTATTACAAATATTGACAAAGACCAAATTTCCGCAAGAAAAGCCATCATAGCATCTCTTGCTGACTTTGAAACTTCAACTATTCAGAATGCAATTGCTGCTCAACAAAATCAAATTGTTTTATTAGATAAACAAGGAGCACAGGTTGGTAAAATGCGTGTTCAGTACAATGAAATATTAAATCAAAATGAAAAAATTGCTTTAGATAGAGCCTTTGATTTACAAGTAAAATATTATGATAAAGGTAGAGCGGAAGAAAGAAAAAAATTAGAAGATTCCTATACAAATAGTGAATTAATTGGTCAAGCTGCTATAAATAACCAAATCAAACTAGATGAGGTATTAAAAGAATTTGATGATAATACAATCAAATATAAAGATATAATTAATGATACTCTTTTAACACAACAGGAAAACTATTTTATTAAATTAGATACTGACAGAAAAACTTTTGAGGATGAAAGATTAAAAACTGTTTTAGATGAAGGGGATAGATTAGATAATGCAAATCAAAATTTCTATAATAGAGAACTTGAATTATTAGACCAACAATATAGTGATAGAACTGGTAAAGATTCAGAATATTATGAATCAAGAATAACAATATTAGGTTTTCAACGAGACCGACTTGATGGGATTTATAAAGCAGAGCAAGAATCATTAAAATTATTATATGATAATGGTATAATTGACCTTAAAAAGTATAACCAACAAAAAGAAGACCTTGAGAAAGATTATACAGTAAAATATAATCAATTAACTCAATCAAGAATTGATACATCAAGAGCAGAACGAGATTCTAAACTATCTGATTTACAAAGTATTTCTGCTTCTTTAGGACAATTAGCATCAGCGTTTAGTGAATGGACTATAGCATACAAAGCAGCGGCATTAGCACAGATTGCAATTGACACAGGAGTTGCCATAAGTAGGGTGGTTGCTACAATATCGGCAGGTCCAGCGGCTTCAAACCCATTTACTTACGCTGCAGCAATCGCAGCACAAGTAGCAATCATCACAGTAAATATAGCTAAAGCAATTCGTTTGATTGAGGGAGCACCCCTTCCAACATCAACAATACCTGGTGCTAATGTATCAAATACAAACTTTGGACCTACCCCTATCAATGTGGTTGCTAATAGAGCGGAAGGTGGATTTGTATATGGTAAAGGAAGTAGTAGAAGTGATAGTATTCCTGCGATGTTATCTAATGGTGAATTTGTGGTTAATTCACAATCAGCATCAATGTTTGCACCATTACTATCAACAATTAACTCAATAGGTAATCAACCACAATTTAGAATGAGTGGATTGGTAGGTGGTAATAACTCAATGAATAGTGGATTAGAATCATTAGCACAGACGCTTACAAGTAATATGTCATCAAGACCAATACAAACTTATGTGGTGTCTGAACAAATGACAAATCAACAACAATTTGATAGAACGATAAAATCTCGTTCATTAGTATAAAAAAGTGGTAAATCCACAAACCTTTAATATTTATTAGTAATGACTAAGTTCGGCACCAAAATAATTGAATTATTCATAGACGACGATTTTGATGAGGCAGGTATTGAAGCCATCTCATTGGTATCAAAGCCTGCTCACGAAGAAGAGTGGATGGCATTCAACTCACAAAAGAAATTTGAAACAGAACCAGAATACTCCCCATACAAAATTGTGGAGGCTGACTTCTGTAATAACAATCCAAAATTAAAAACATTAGGTGAGCCATACCGACAGTTAATTAACGAGGGTTGGTCTATTGTCAAAGTAGAAAAGATAACACCACAGATGGTTCATAAAATGAACTCAGAACGATTCTCAAATCCTAATGAACCATCAAATTTAGATACAGACGAAACAAGAATTAGATTCAAATATTTCGGACCACAAGACGATAAGAATAGACAATTTTGTGCCGATATGATGGCAGAAAACAGAGTTTATAGAGAAGAAGATATTGATAATTTAACTGATGGAATGAAAAATTCCGATTTTGGTTCATACGATATATTTTTATGGAGAGGTTCTTTTAATTGCCGTCATCAATGGATAAAACTAACTTATAAAAAAGAAGGTAGAATTATTAATAATGGTAATTCAACAAGAGGATTAGAATCAACTGATGGGTTAGGCTCAGACGAACAACCTGATACAAGAACACCTGATACAATCAATTCTAAAACACCTCAAAACCAATGGAGACCTGGTGTTCCTCGTACTGGTAACTTTGCCGAATCAAAAGGTTTAGAAGATGCTTGTTGGGAAGGATACGAACCAATCGGTCTAAAGGACGATGGTAGTCCTAACTGTGTTCCTATTAAGATGACAGAAGATGACTTTGCTGAATCAATCTCTGACTATCCTGAAGGTGTAAAGAATGCCGCTAAGAAGGCTGTAGATTACGCTGAAAAAAATGGATGGGGTAGTTGTGGAACTGCTGTTGGTAAAACAAGGGCATCACAATTAGCTAAAGGAGAACCAATATCTGTGGATACAATCAAAAGGATGTATTCGTATTTATCAAGGCACAAAACAGATTTGGGTTCATCAAAATCTTATGACGAAGGTTGTGGGAAATTGATGTATGATTCTTGGGGTGGTGAAGCAGCTCTAGGATGGGCTGAAAGAAAAATTAAGCAATTGGAAAAACAAAAAATGGTTTTTGCATTTGATGAAGATAAAAGAATATTAGTTGGAGCAGCAATGGTGCCAAATAAGATGATACATAGATACGACTCAATGGGTAATTTATACTATGTATTTTTCTCAAAACAATCAATTAAGAAGATGTCTGACAAATTCTTAAAAGAAAAAAGAACTGATGAAACATCTGTGGAACACGATGGAATGAAGTTAGGTTCTGATAAGGTGTTTATTACAGAGTCGTGGGTTAGTGAAGACCCCGTATTAGACAAGTCACATTTTTATGGTTTTGAATTACCAGCAGGAACTTGGTTCGTTGCAATGAAGGTACAAGATGATAAAGTATGGAAAATGATTAAAGACAAATCTCTGACAGGATTCTCGGTTGAGGGTCTATTTGCAGAGAAATCAATGTTCTCACAAGAGGACAAACAAATAAACCAAATAAGAACACTTATTAATCAAATTACAGATTATGACAAGTAAAGAAGCAATTAGCAAGATTATGAATATCTTGAATATTTCAAGTCAATCATTCTATGAGGCAAAGACCGACCAAGGTGTAGCCGTAAAACAAGAAGGAGACAACTTAGAAACAGGAAAGATTTTATATGTTGCTACAGACGAAGGAATGATACCAGCACCAGCAGGAAAACATATTCTTGAAGATGGAGCTGAAGTAGAAGTTGATGAAGACGGCATGGTTTCTAAAATCAAAATGGGTAGTATGGATGACAACAAAGAGGGGTCAACAGACGATGCAGAACTTGAGAAAAAGAAAAAAGAAGCTGAAATCAAAGACATCGGAATGGCTGAATCACAAGAACCTGAAATCCCAATGGAAGATGGTGACATCAAATTAGCTGATGGAGGAGTTTTAAGAATCGGAGGAGACAAACCAGAGTTCGGTGTGAATATCAAAAAAGTTATGTATGACGGAACATTATCAGCTATTGCTGATGGTAGTTATGAAACAGCTGACGGAATGGTAATGAACATCGTTGGAGGTGAAATTCAAGGAATGCAAACAATCTCTGAAAACAAAGCAAGAGGTGGAGAATTTGTTGAAGCAAAATCGGGTGACATTAAATTAGAATCCCCAACATTTGATGTTGGCGAGAAGATTGAAGTAGTAGCTGAGGATGGTTCAATGAGTCCAGCACCAGACGGAGAACATCAAGTAGAATTAAAAGATACAGATGGCAACGAAGTTAAAATTAGAGTACAAGTTAAGGACGGAAAAATAGTACAAAGAGAGAATGTAGAACAAGAAATGGAAGATGATATGTCAGCATTTATGGAAGCATTCGCAACAGCTATGAAAAAGTTTGAGACAAAGTTAGATGAGATTTCTAACAAACAAATGTTATTAGAGAAATCATTTAAAAAATTCTCAAGTGAACCAGCAGGTTCAATGGTTAAAAAACAAATAAACGGAGAATCTTTTTCAACATCAACTTCAAGTAAGTTGGAAGGTTTTAGAAGATTAAGAGACACTATGTCTTAAAAATAAATTAAATTAAAAACAAAATATCAAGATGAAAAAAAATCTTTCAAAATTGAATTTTAGTTACGATTTAGCAGGATTGAACACTTATGTAGATGCGTTAAATAGCGATATCATCTCAGAAGCAGTTTTAACCCCCGTAACTATGGAATATGTTAATGTAATTCCAGGAATCAAAGGAACACAAAATGTCAACCTTTTGAATGAAACATTAGCAGTTCAAACAGGAACAACTTGTGGTTGGTCTAACGAAGGTCAAGTGACTTTCACAGTAGCAGCTTTATCAGTACAAGCATTAAAAGTAAACCAATCACTTTGTTTACAACAACTGAATACCCTATGGTTGACGAATTTTCCTAAAAAGAGAAAGAGTACCAGCCCCTCTTTAGTGGAAGCTTAAGAGTGAATCGGGCAAAAACGGTGAATGGTGAGATTCCAAATACCGTGCTAACTTTAATAAGAATGAGATTAAAGTAGTGTAACGCATAGAGGATGACGAAAGAATAATTCCTCCACGAGTGTCCGACATCAGAACGATGAAAATATATGCTGAACTTTAGGTAATAGGAACTTAAAGAAGTTGAGATAAAAAGCTCAACGATAACAAATTGTGGGTCAGTACTTATCGGCGGGAAGTTATAATGAGAATGCTCCATTTGAGCAAGCTATCGTTGACTTACAAACGAAACAAATCAAAAGATACAATGAGGACTTAATTTGGAACGCAAGTTCAGGTTCTTCTTCATTCAGTGGTTTTAAGCAATTATTAGCTAACACAGATGGTGTTGTTGCTTTAACTGGTCAAACAGCATTATGTTCTGCAACAGGTTCTTCAGCTCAAGAAAAAGCTAATGCAGTTCTTGCTCAAATTGATAACTTAATCAATGCAATGAACCGTAACGTTTATGACAGAGATGATATTATTATCTTTATGTCTCAAAGTCAATTTAAGTGTTACTTAACGGCTATCCGTAACGTAAACAACTTCTACATTGATTCAAGTGAGAACAAATTAGGTTCAGTTTATTCTGTATATCACCCACAAACTAACTACAAAGTTGTAGGTGTACCAGGATTGAATGGTTCTAACTTAATCGTGGCTGCTCCACAACAATACTTCTTAGTAGGTGTTGACTTAGTTTCTGATGAGGATTCATTCAGAGCTTGGTGGTCACAAGATTTCCAAGAAGTAAGAATTATGGCAGCTTGGAAATTAGGAACTCAAATTGCGTTCCCTGAGTTCTTCATAACTAACGGATTAGCTTAATAATCAAATATGGGGGGACGAATTGCCCCCCATTAACAAAATAAACTAACTTAATAAAATTAATATATTATGGCTTGTAATTTAAGCGCTGGTATCCAATTAGGATGTCGTGACAATACGGGTGGTTTGAAAACAGTTTGGATAACGGACTACACAAACATCGCATCTGTTACACAATCTTCTGGTGATACAATCACAGCAATCTCAGGTTCAGGTACTTTCTATGAGTTCCAATTATTGAGAACAAGTTCTTCTTTGACTGAAACGGTTAACCCGTCTCTTCCAAATGGAACTGTGTACTATGATGGTTCAGTAGTAACTTACTTCAACAAACTGGGTCAAGATAAGAGAAACATCCTTAAAACTTTAGCTCAATCTCAAAGATTAGCAATCGTTGCGGAGGATAATAATGGTCAATATTTCTATTTGGGACAAACTTATGGTTGTTTCGTGTCAGCTGGTAGCAGTTTAACAGGATTACAATTAGGAGACCAAAATGGTTACAATATTACCTTCCAATATTTGGAACCAAATCCAATGAATCAATTGGCAGGTTCTTTGAGCTCAATCGCTCAAGGTATCACTGTACAGGGATAATAAATCAAGGGGGGTTAAAATCCCCCTTTATTTAATTTAGAAAAATGTTATTAATCAAAACAAATCAAGAAAATGTATTGGTGGTTACGGTGTCACAGAATGCGACAATACCTAATCCTGAATGGTTATTTTCTTTCACTCACATTTTCTCAAAACAGAATGTAAGTTTTATACCAACAAATGTATCAACATCAAAAGTTAGATATGATGAGTTCTTGGTATATGAAGGAACTGGTGCAGGAAAAATCCAATTCCCTTATGAGGGTTTGTATGTTTATAACATTTATCAACAGCCACAAGGTTCTGGTAACTTAAACCCACAATATACTAGTGGTTTAATTGAGACAGGACAAGCACAAGTTATCGTTCAATCAGCAAATACAACCAATGACTATTACATTGAGTATGTATCCAATAATGAATATAACTCTAACTTTATATTTGCTCCTGATGAATTAACTCCATCAACAACAATATCTGTATATTCACAAGTTGTTAGTTTTTCATCTACTCCTATGAATAGTATTGTTTATAGATGTGATGGTAATTTTGCAGCAGCATCATATGGTACAAATCAAACGAATTTAACAGACCTTATTTCAATGTTTAATTCTGTTCCACCAGTACAATCTCAAGCAACCTTCTTAGATTATGGTATATCATACGATAACGGAGATGGTAGAGTTAGAATGGAAATGGATGTATCAGTTTATAATTCTTTATGTTCAGGTGGGACATTAACATTAGATGTAATATACGATTAGTCATAATATCTTTATTATGATGAGTAATACAAAAAACTATATTTATAAGTATGGAAGAACAAAAACCATTAGAGGAAAAAAACAAAGAAGATATATTTAGAGTTTTTAATTTCGCCACAGCAAGAGTACCCATCATTGAGGAACAAGCACAATTAAATAATCGTTGGCCTTGGGTTTCTTATGGAATTGCAAATCTTGCACCTCAAGAACTAATTGTTTTATTTAACAGTTCCCCGACCCACAGAGCGGCAATAATGTCAAAATGGTATGGAGTTAGGGGTGAGGCAATATCTCTTGCCAGTGGGGATGATAAGAGGTTACAAATGGCTAATTCTCGTGGAGATAGTATCTATGATATTTGGAATAAAGCTACATTAGATTTTATTCTTTATGGAGCGTTCTCATTAAATATTGTTTGGAGAAGAGATAGAGATTTAGGTTTTGAAATCTACTCAATGGATACTTCCAAATTGAGAGCCGAGAAAGCAGATATGGATGACCATATCAACAATTTCTTTTATTCAAGTGATTGGCAATTTATTAAGAAATTTCCACCAAGAAAAATACCAACATTCAATCCAGTAAATGAATTACCATCACAAGTATTTTATTATACAACACACTCACCAGGTAATGAGTATTATGCAACCCCTACTTATTGGGGTGGTGCTACAGCAATTGCTACAGAAGTGGAGATTTACAACTGGTGGCATTCAAATATAATCAATGGTCTTAATCCATCATTGTTTGTATCAATCAATTCAGGAATCCCTAGTCCTGACGAGAGACAACAAATATACGAAACATTAACTGCCAAGTACTCAAGTAGTAATAATCCTGGTAAGTTAATGCTTACATTTGCTAACTCAAAAGACGAAGCACCTGAGATTACAACAATTCAACCAAATGGTTCTGACAAGATGTATATTGAAATGGGTAATTCAGTTCAACAATCCATCTTAACATCACATCAAATTAGTTCCCCTGAGTTATTGGGTATTCAAACACCTGGCTCTTTAGGAACACCAAATCACCTTGAGGCACAAGACCACTTCCAACACCTTGTAATTAAACCTATACAAGAAGAAATTAAAAGAGTATTTGAAAAATTACTTTTATTAAGAGATAAACAACCAGCAGATATTCAAATAAAACAATTTGATATGGTAACCATCCCTGATGCAGCACCAGTTAAAACAGATGTTGTTGATGAAACAAAAGATGTGGCTGTAGATGAAAATAAAGACGAAAATATAACCTAACTTACTATGTCTCAAGCACTTATACCTCAAAATGTGTTGTTGGTTTCGGAAACGAAAATTAAAAATTTTACTGACATTGACCAGAATGTAACCAGTGCTGTATTGTTACCATTTATCTCTGTGGTTCAACAAACAAAGTTAGAATATATTATTGGTGGTCGTTATTATAAGCAATTATTAACTCAAGTATCGGGTAATACATTAACCACAATCAATCAAAACTTCTTAGAATACTTCTGTCAACCATTAATCTTATGGGCAGCTTATGAAGAATGTTTACCATCAGTATGGGGTAGAATAAAGAATAATGGAATTGTTAATGGAGCAGAACAATCAATCACTCTTAAGGAGATGCAATGGTTTACTGAAAAGGCGGCAGATAGAAGTCAGTTTTTTGAACAAAGAATGATTCAAGAAATTATCTTCAATTCGGGTAATTATCCCCTTTGTTTCAATTATAATACTAGTGATGGACTATTCCCTCATTTGGGTAAAAATTACTTCTCTGGTCTTCATTTAACAAATGGTAGATATGATGGATGGGAAATTGCCAACGGTATGAGAAAGGCAGGAATTGGATATTATTCAGGACCAGAATATAGATGTTTATGGGGAGGATGTTAATCAAATAATAAAAATATGGTAGAAGAAATCACACAACACTTAATGAAGTGTTTGAATCAAATTAAGTTAATGCACTGGCAAACCACTGGTGATGCAAGACATAGAGCATTAGGTGAATTATATGATGCATTAAACGAACAAATTGATGAGTTTGTTGAGACATTATTTGGTAAGTATGGAAGACCTAAATATGGTAAAGGGGTTTCCCTTGATTTAATGGATTTATCTCAAATTGGTATTGAAGATTATTTGATTCAATTAGGTGATTACTTAATATCATTAACGGATGTTTTAGACCCTCGTAGAGATTCAGATTTATTGAATATGAGAGATAGTATGTTAGGGGAAGTAAACCATACAAGATACCTTTTAACTCTTAAGTTCTAATGCCTATCCCCAAGCCTAAACAAGGAGAACACGAAGATGTGTTTATCCCAAGATGTATGAGATTAATTTCAGATGAATATGCAAGGGAACAAGCGTATGTAATTTGTAAAGGACAGATTGACAAACACGAAATGAAGAAACAAGAAGAAATATTTGTATTGAAGCCAAAGAAGAATCAAAACAGAGGTTCTTATTTGTCTTATTGTGCTGCTCATTCAAAGATGAAGGAACAATTCCCTAATATGAAAGAGAGATTGGGTCAATGCTTACACGCATATAATTCGTATTATAGATACTGGTCTAAGTTAGATGACTTTGCGGAGTCGGATACTGAAGGAACAGTGTTGGGTGATTGTATTGCGAAACAAAGAGCCACAGGGTTGGACTACAAAGAAGCTTATGCTAGATGTGCTAGTAAAGTTGTTGTCGCTCCGACTGGTGGGTCAAACCCTGTCGTTATGGATTCCAATTTAATTATTGAACCTGTTGCGTTCGGGGAAGACATTTCGGTTGATTTTGACGATACTTTTGAAACTGAAGCAGGACAGAAGTTAGTTCAAGAATTAATAGACAAAGGTGAGAATGTTCACATTATTACAAGAAGACAACAATCAGCATCCAAAGCCGTTTATGACTTAGCCAAGGAATATGGTATTCCCAAAGAAAATGTTCACTTTACTAATGGTAAATTGAAATGGGAAATGATTAAAGAATTAGGTATAAAGAGACATATAGATAATAATCCTGATGAGATTAAAGCTATCAAGGAAAACTTACCATATGTGGAGACAATTAAATTTTAATATAACAAATGGGATTATTCACATTACAAATGCAAGCAACGGGAGCAACAATAACACAGTTGTTCGCTAACCCAAATTTAAGTAGTACATTCACAATAACTGGTGGTTCATTACCCCTTGAGTTTGGAGAGACAATCTCAGGAACTCATACAGGAGTTGATAATAACATAGATGATTTCTTTGGATTAAATCAAGGGTCAGTGTTTATGTTTATGTTAAATAAGAGTGCTATTGTAAGATATTCTATTAATGGAACACTTTATGTAAATCAAACATTTGGTTCTGGTACGATTGAATTGGTTGGTCCAATAGTTAATTCCGCTGATACCATTTCTATTGATGTAAGACCCATTACAGCCTTTGATATCCCCACTCCAACCTTATGGTATGATGCTGCTGATGCAACAACTTTAGGTTTAACAAATAGTGGTGGAACTAATTTTGTTGATTCTTGGACATCAAAAGGAACATATACAAATGTTCTAACAGGAACAACAACACAAAGACCAATTTATTCTGGTTCAACAACATTACCTGGTAATCCAAATATTGTTAGATTTACCACAGATGGAACAGCAAGTAACAGAGATTACTTGGCTGACTTAACAGGAACAACTCTTATTACAAATAATGGTTTTACAGTATTCCAAGTTCTTACAAAACCATCAACAGGAGCATCAATGACTGCTTCCTTTAAGATGTATTCAGGTGGCACTAATGGAACATATACAGGAGCATTCCCTAAGTTCCAACTTATTTCTCAATTAGTACAAAATACGATAACAACACAAACTCTTAATAGTGGTGGTACAACAAATAGTATGGCTACAACTAATATTAGTGGTTATTCAAAGAACAGCAATTACTTAACGACTTATGTTGTTCCAGCAACGAATGGAGAATTTATGGAACAATATGTTAATTTGTTCTATTCGGCTTCAACAACTCCTTATGTGTTGAACACAGGATTGACAGCAAACAAAGTTATGTTGAATGTTGCAGGTGTAAGTTCTGCTGGCGCTGTTACAGCTGCAGCATCATCTAATGAGCTTGCTGAAATTATTTACTACAACAGAGAATTAACTCAAAATGAAATTTATATTGTTCAAAACTATTTGGAAAACAAATGGTCATACGACACTTGGTAAAAAAAAATATTTATAATTGAGTAAATTATCTAATATCATATATTTATTATAAGGTGAGGGTTTGATTTAAGATGACTCCCATTTTTAACCTCACCCCTTATTTATTGTTCGCAGAATTTTTTTTTTGTAAAAAGACCTGATTATGTCGGGTTTTTTTACGCTCATGCTTGACTTTTGTATTATACCCCCTATATTTATATATATAAACTAAAACAAAATGGGAAATACAAAACAAAAATCAAACGACAGAATCATTCAGGAAATGATAGATGAACAGTGGGGTAATCAAATCTCCGAGAAGTCAAATATGACTTATGAACAAATCCAAGAGTTGAATAACTTATTCACGATAAACGAAGGCAAATACACTTATAGATAATAACACACATGAGAACTAAAGAAGAAACAATCATTTTTCAGAACCAATCACATTTAGTAGAAAGACATTTTAATAATTGTGGATATTGTCCAACATTATTAGAGATAGCATTGGCAACAGATGTTATGGTAGATTTTGCTACCAAAGGACCAACCAAAGAAGTATTAACAAGATTTGAGAAGATGCAAGCTCATATTGAATCTGCCAAATCTAAACAGAAATAATCCCGTTTAGTTTTGTGTTACCCCCGATATTCTTAAAAAAATATTTGGGGGTTTTTTTGTTCGGTAAAATAAAAGGCGTATCTTTGTAAGACAATAACGATAAACAACTAAAGAAATGAAAATGACAAAAAACAACATCCTATCAGTAATCAAAGAGTATGACATTTTTTTATACTTTGATTGTTTGAATATGACTTATCCAAACCTCAAAAAGTTTTACATAAAATATTTTGTAGAAGAAAATAATTTAGTATCTTTGTAAGACAAACAATAACCCCTTAAACAACTACAAAATGACACTATCAGAATACTCAGAAATTGAAAAATTATTATGTGATTATATCAACGAAGATGCATATCTTAAAGTTAATTTAAGCACATATCAGTATAGAAAATATTTGGAATACAAAAAAGGTTACTTGATGGCTTTATGTCAAGTTAGAAGAATTTTAGAAAATGATTTAGAAATATTGAAATAATTTTACTATCTTTGTAAAACAATAAACAGATAGACAAATGAAAAATAACAAATTAGATGTATGGATGATTTCACGAGTGTCAGTATTCTTAGGACAAGCAATTGATACTGAAATGGGTGACAGTGTTGAATGGTATTTAAGTGATGGTTCAACAGTTTACATTGATTTCAATGACAAATATGTAAACTTTGTAGATTGGGTTGGTGATGACAAAACTTACTATTCTATTGTAGGAGTTGCGTCTATGGCAGAATTTGTTACATTAGATTCTTACACAGAAAAATAATAAATTTTAGTATGGTTCCCTTAAACCCCTTATCTTTTAGATTTGGGGTTTTTTGTTTTAGTCCTCCAATAATTTATATCTATGTTTGTATTGTTCGTTGTATGTTCCATCAGGAAAGAATGCTGGCATATCACTCTTTCTTTTCTTTTGATATTTCATTGGGACTTTGAGATTTGGATTGTGACGGTCTAAAAACTGTTGATGTATATCTTTACTCAAATCATAACCAATAGCTCGTAAGAATTGATA